TGCGTCCCGCCCACGTTCGCCACCCCCGCCCCGAACCGGGAGACCCGCCGCCGGCTCGGGCTCACGTTCTCCCCGGCCGAGGTCGGCCGGTTCCTCGAGTTCGCCGGCCGGTTGCGCCACGTGAAGGGCCGGTGGTCCGGCGTCCGTCTCGTCCCCGATTTGTGGCAGGTCCTCTACGCGTTGGCCCCCACGTTCGGGTGGCGCCGGCCCGACGGGTTCCGCCACTCCCGGACCCTCTGGGTTGAGGTCCCCCGCAAGAACGGGAAGTCCACGCTCGCGTCCGCGATCGCCCTGTACCTGCTGGCCGCCGACTCGAACCTGCAGACGGGCCGCCTGTTCGAGCCGGGCGCCGAGGTCTACGCGGCGGCGACCACCGTGCGCCAGGCCAAGGAAGTGTTCCGTCCCGCCGAGGCCATGGCCCGCCGCTCCCCGTCGCTGCGCAACCGGCTGGCGTTCATGGCCGACAAGGCCATCGTCTACGAACGCACCTTCTCCCGGTTCGAGGTGGTTTCCGGTGCCCCCGAGAAGGCCGAGGAGAAGATGGGCCTCAACGCCTCGGGCCTGGTCATCGACGAGATTCACGTGCACCGCGACCCCCGCCTCATCGACACCCTCACGTCCTCGACGCCGGCGAGGGACCAGCCCCTCACCGTGTACCTCACCACCGCCGGCCTCGACGCCGATGGCACCCCCTACACGGAGCTGCACAACTTCGCCGAGGCCGTCGCCCTCGGGGAGATCGCCGACTCGTCGTGGCACGTCGTCATCTACGCCGCGGTCGAAGCCGACCTCGACCGCTGGGACGACCCAGAGGTCTGGGCCGCCGCCAACCCCGGCCTGGGCCGCACCGTCGCCCTCGACTTCCTCACCGCCGAAGCCAAGGCCGCGGCGCGCTCGGAACGCAAGCGCTTCTCGTTCTGCCGCCTGCACCTCAACGTCCGCACATCCGCCCTGTCGAGGTGGCTGTCCGTCGACGACTGGGCCGCGTCCGGCGCGTTCGTGTCGCCTTCTGAGGCCGAGCTCGCCGGCGCCGTCGCCTACGCCGGCCTCGACCTCGCCTCCTCCCGGGACCTCGCCGCCCTGGTCCTCGTGATCCCCCGCTGGGACGTCGACCCTGACGACACCGAGTACGAGGTCGAGGTCCTCGAAACGATCGTGCGCGCCTGGATCCCCGCCGACACCCTCGAAGACCGGCCACCCCGAGAGCGCGCCCTGTTCGCCGAGCTCATCGCCTCGGGTGAGCTGCTGACCACGCCGGGCAAGGCCCTCGACTACGACGCCATCGAAGCCGAGGCCTACCGCCTCGCCGACCGCCTGGAGATCCGCCGCCTCCACTTCGACCGGTGGGGATCGAAACAGATCCTCGGCCACCTGCGCGACGGTGGCCTCAACCCCTTCGAGATGGGCCAGGGCTACGCGTCCATGTCCCCCGCCCTGCGCGAGGTCGAGGCCCTGGTCCTCGCCCGCCGGATCCGCCACGGCGGCAACCGGCTTCTCCGCTATGCCGTGAAGTCCCTGGCCGTCGTCGGCGACGCCGCGGGGAACGTGAAGCCCGACCGGGACCACTCGACCGGGCGCATCGACCCGTTCGTCGCGCTCACCATGGCCGTCGACGCCTGGGCCCGCGACACCGCCGAGGACACCTCCTCGGCGTACGAGACGAGGGGTCTGACCACGGCGTAGGGGGTCCCCACGTCAGGACGTGCGACGTGGGGACCCCGCCGTGCCGGCCCGAGGACACCCCCGGATCTCGACACACATGCCGGCCCGAGGACACCCCCGGATCTCGACACGCCGGCGAACTGTAGGCCCCACGTGGCCACGTGCCGGTCAAGGCGACATGTCCTTGTGGCCACGTGGGGACGTCCCGACATGGTCACGTCCCGACATGAGCACGTGGGCATGTGGCCACGTCGGGACGTACGACCCATCATGGCGGCCCCCGCCAACACCGACACCTGGGGTATGGCCAACACCCCCCGCTACCGCGAGTCCGCCCTCGGATTCATCGGCGCCACCCGCCACACCTGGCGCATCACCCGGCACCTCAAGCTCATCACGATCCCGCTCGCCCTGTCCCTGCTCCCCCTCGTCTGGCTGGCGGTCGCCGCGCTGTTCATCGTCGTGAACTGCTGCGGGATGGGCTGGGCGTTCCTCGCCTACCGGGGCGCCCGCCGCGCCACCGTCGAGGCCCGCCTCGCCGAAGCATCCGCGCGTCAACCCTGAAGCCGCGCGAATCTCATGGTCCTTCGACCTCAGACGCGAAGAACCGCCACCCCCGATGCTTAGCCGGCGAAAGGGATGGCGGTTCCTTAACTGAAAGAAGGACCTCATGGTAACAGCCGCCACCCTTCCCACCGCGGCACAAACCGACGAACCGGCCCCGGCCCATGTCACATGGCGGCGGACCCCCCGGTTCGTACAGGTCATCCCCGACGCCCTGAACACCGTGGCCCGGGCGGCGGGCCTCGACCTCGTCGAGCGGGCCGCCCTCCTCGAGCTGATCCTCTACGCCGACTGGCGCACCGGGACCCTCATCACCACCGGCCGCGACCTCGGCGTCCTCTGGGGTGTGTCGCCCAACACCGCCATCAAGCTGCGCCACCGCCTCGAGGCCGCCGGGCTCATCGCCTGCCACTTCGGTCGGGGCCGCGGCGAGGGCCTGGTCGAGGTCGTCTGCTACGGCCACGTCGTCCACGGCTTCGTCCCGCCCGAGCCTGTGGACAACGCCGAGCCCGTCCCGGTCGCTCGCGCGAATTCCGCGCGAAAAAGTGCTCAGGATTCGCGCGAGCGACCAGGGCATTCACCCGCTCTAGACCTTGGTTCAGACGTACCCCCCTCCCCGCCACCCCGCGACCCTGTGGACGAGCTCCTGGCCGAAGCGGGGGGGAAGCTGCCCGCGCCGTCGAAGTACCAGCGCCGACGCCTCGCCGCTCTCCTCGACGAGCTCGAAGCGCTCGGCTGGCACCCGGCCGCGATCCGGGCCACCGCCCTGGCCCGCGAGCTCGACACCGCGGTGTCGCCCATCGGGGCGCTCATGGCCCGCCTCGCCCGCCTCGGCCCACCCCCGCCCCGACCCGCCGCCTACGCGGCCGTCGAACCCGAAGCCCGCCACACCGCCAGAACCGCCGCCGTGTGGACCGCCGTCGCCGCCGCCCGGGCGAAGCTCGCCGGCGACGCCTCCGCCCTCGAAGCGCTCGCCCGGCGGGAACGGACGAACCGGGCCGAACGTCGGGCGGCGGCCGCCGCGCCCGACCTGGTCGACCTCGAAGGCGGCGACGCCGGTGACGACCGATGGCCATGACCGCGCGCGCCGAGGACCCGCTCGTCGCCCTGGCCGGCGACCTCGTCGCCGCGCACCGCCTCGCCGAGCACAACATCCGCCGCCCCGACGAACCCCACGGCGTCGAGCGGCCACCCGAGCGGGCCCTGCTCGACGGCGCCCTGCAGGCCGTGGCCAACGCCGCGCTGCGCCGCTTCCGCAACCACCGCGGGCTACGCATCGGCGACCGGGTCCGGATCCACGGCGGCGGCCGCTACGACGGCGCCTACGCCGAGGTCCTCGCCCTGCACGCCGATCCGCCCGAAGCGTCCGTGTCGATCATCGGGGACCGCCGCCAGCTCCGCCGGTTCCTGCTCGCCTCCCTGGAGCTGCCCGCCCTCGAAGCCCTGATCGCCGCCTACAACGTCCTCGCCGAAGCCGGTGGCCCGGTGCCGGACCGGGCCGAGCTCGAACTACGAGCACGCACCCGACGCACCTAACCACGGACCGCGCCCGCCGGGACGGTAGCGTCAGGCCCATGGGACGCCGGGACAGGACGCTCCTCTCGGAGGTAGAACGCCGGCGGGTCCTCATCCCCCTCAAGTCCGGGGCCGCGCTCCGTGGGGTGCTCTGGGCGTCCGGCGACGGGCTCCTCGTCCTCAAGGCCGCCGAGTACCTCGAGGAGAACCACGACCCGGTCCCCGTCGACGGCGAAGCCATCGTCGAAACCGCCAACGTCGAGTTCGTCCAGGTGCTCCCGGTCGACAACCGGCCCCTCTCCTCCTCGCTGCCGCCGCTGCCCCCGCCGCCCGCGGCCGGCATCCGAGCCTGGTAGACGTGGCCGTCCTGCAGTCCGCGGGGGCCATCGTCGGCCTCGACCGCCCACCCTGGGAATGGTCGACCGCCGCGCCCACCGGGATCACCACCTACGCCGGGCGCACCCTCACCTACGCCGAGCTCTACCGGCGCCAACCCAACGTGCGGCTCGTCACCCGGTTCCTCGGGCGCAACATCGCCCAACTGGGTCTGCACGCCTACCGCCGGCTGTCCGACACCGAACGAACCCGCCTGCCCGGCGGCCATCCCGTCGCCGAGCTCATCCGCCAGCCGAACCCCCGCACCACCCGGCACCGGTTCGTGCGGGCCATGGTCGAGGACCTCGCCGTGTTCGACGACGCCTACGTCCTCATAGCGAAGAACCCGATCGACCCGGCGAAGATCGTGCTGTTCCGCCTGCCCCCGCAATGGGTGCAACCCGTCGGCCAGTCGTGGCTCGCCGCGGACTACTACCGGGTCACGACCAGCGCCCGGGGCCCCATCGACTTCCCCGCCGCCGACGTGGTGCACATCCACGGCCACAACTTGGACGATCCCCGCCAAGGGTGCTCACCACTTGAGGCGCTCCGCCTCATCCTCGCCGAGGAAATGGCGAGCGGAGAATGGCGCCAACAGTTCTGGTCGGGCGCGGCGCGCATGTCCGGCGTCATCGAACGGCCCTCCGGGGCCCGCTGGTCCGATACGGCGAGGGCCCGGTTCACCGACGGGTGGACCTCGGCGTTCGCCGCCGGCGGTGGCCGCGAAGGCGAAACGCCGATCCTCGAAGACGGCATGACCTACAAGCCCGCGGCGTTCTCCCCCGAAGAAGCCCAGTACCTCGGGGCCCGCAAGCTGAGCCGTGAAGAGGTGGCCTCCCAGTACGGGATCCCCCCGGCGTTCGTGGGGATCCTGGAGCAAACCAACTTCGCCAACATGGACGAACAGCACGTCAGCCTCTACTCGGACACGTTCGGGCCGTGGCTCGACTTGCTGACCGAGGACCTCGAGCTCCAACTCCTTCCCGCCCTGGCCGACACCGCCGACGTGTACCTGGAGTTCAACCTCGAGGAGAAGCTGCGCGGGTCGTTCGAGAAACGCGCCGCGGCGGCGAGCACCGCGGTGGGGGCGCCGTGGATGACCCGCAACGAGATGCGCGCCCGCGACAACCTGCCCGCCCTCGACGGCGGCGACGAGCTTGTCACGCCCCTCAACGTCCTCGTCGGCGGCCTCGCCTCCCCCCGCGACACCGCCCCCATCGAACCCGCCGCCGGGCCCGACAACGGGGCATCGGCCCGGCGGTACAAGGCCGCCGCCCGCCCGGCCGCCGAAGCCGCGCGGGTCGAGGTCCGCAAATGGGACCCCGCGCACGCCCGGGTTCTGGCATCGCATTTCCGGCGACAGGGTTCCGCCGTGCTCGCCGCGCTCGGCACCGAACGCTCCGTCACCGACGCGTTCGCCGGCGCCGACCCAGACCGGTGGACCCGCGAGCTCGCCACCGACCTGCTGCGCGTCGCGCTCACCGCCAACGCCGAACTCGGCCAGCACGCCGCGGGCCGGTTCGGCGCCGACTACGACCCTGACCTGGCCATCGGGTGGCTCACCACCAACGCCCGCATCGCCGCGGAGAAGATCGAGGCCACCACCCTCGCCCAGGTCAACGCCGCGGTCACCGGGATCAAGGCCCGCACCAAAGCCGCCGGCGACCTCGACGAGCTGAGCGACGACGAGCTCGCCGAACTCGACGACGAGGACCTCGACGCCGGGCCCGGCACCGAACCACCGGGCCCGCTCGACCGGGCCCGGGCCGTGTTCGCCCTGGCCGTCGCCGTGCGCGCCGTCCAGATCGCCGCCACCCGCTCGACCGCCGTCGGGAACTTCTCCCTCGCGGATGGCGCCGCCCAGGCCGGGGTCCGCTCGAAGGTCTGGGTCGTCACCTCCGCCAACTCCCGGCACCCCGAGATGGACGGCGAAACCGTGCGGCTCGGCACCGAGTTCTCCAACGGCGCGGCGTGGCCCGGCGACCCCGTCCTCGGTCCTGACGACACCGCCGGATGCACCTGCGTCCTCGACTTCACCACCGACTGAGGAGCACGCCATGCCCCCCGCGCTCGCCCACCGCCGCAAGTCGCTCCCGCTCCACGGGTTCAAGGCGCTGCCCGCCGAAGGCCCCGGCGTCTACGAGGCCATCGTCGCCGTGTTCTCCAACACCGACCTGCACGGCGACAAGATCCTCCCCGGCGCGTTCGCCGACTCCCTCGCCGCCTGGGAGAAGTCCGGGGATCCCATCCCGGTCATTTTCTCCCACCAGTGGGACACCCTCGAAGCGCACCTCGGCACCGTCACCGCGGCGGAGGAACGCCCCGCCGGCGACCGGCGCCTGCCTACCGATGTCCGCAAGAACGGCGGCCTCTGGGTGAAGATGGCCCTCGACGTCCTCGACCCCCGTTCCTACGCCGGCCGGGTCGCCGAGCTCCTCTCCCGCCGATCGCTGCGCGAGTTCTCCTTCGCCTACGACGTCGTCGACGGCGCATGGAACGACGAGGACACCGTCTATGAGCTCAAGGCCCTCGACCTGCTCGAAGTCGGCCCCACCCTCAAGGGCGCCAACCCGCTCACCACGCTCCTGTCCCGCGGCGCCAAGGCCGGCGCCACCGTCGACGCCGACGTGCTCATCGACAACGTGCTCGAGGACCTGCGCCTCCTCGGCGCCGACGAGCTCGCCGAGCGCATCGAGGGCCATCGCGCCGAGCTCACCGCCCCGGCCGGTAGCGTTCCCGACGAACCCACTCCCGGTGACGACGGCAACGCGGAGGACCGCCCCGACAGCCCGGCCGAGGAACCCGACGAGGGTCAAGGCAACGGGCCGGAGGACGGCAACGCGGAGGACCCCGGACCCGGTTCCACAGGAGAGGCCACCCGCGCCCTCCTCGAGCTCGACGTCCTCGAGCTCTCCTGAACCGCTCCTCCTGGAGGTCCCCCAGATGTCCCGTCGTGATGACCTGAACAACGAGAAGGGCCGCCACCTCAAGGCCGCCCGCGACCTGGCCGCCGCCACCGAAGCCGCCGGCCGCGACTTCACCGACGCCGAACGCACCACCGTGAAGACCCACCTCGACGCCGCCAAGGCCGCGCATGACCAGATCGCCGTCCTCGACGGCGACGACCAGCTCATGGCCCAGGTCAACGCCCTCGGCCTGCCCGTCGGCGACCTCGCCAAGGACGGCGGCCTCCCGACCGGTGGCCACCCCGGCGACACGCTCGGCGAGCGGTTCACCAAGTCCGACGCGTTCGTCGACTGGATCGGCCGGTTCCCCAACGGCCGCGTCCCCGAAGGCGCCAAGGGCATCCAGTCCCCGGCCATCGGCTTCGGCCTGGCCGACGTGCACGCCGATGGCGCCAAGGCCCTCATCACCGGCGGCTCCCCCACCTCCGGCGGCGCGCTCGTGCAACGCGACTGGCGGGGCCTCGTCGACGGCCTCGGCCAGTTCACGCGCCCGCTCGTCGTCGCCGACCTCGTCACCGCCGGCCAGACCCAGTCCGACACCATCGAGTACGCCCGGGTCACCGGCTTCACGAACAACGCCTCCCCGGTGCCCGAAGCGACCTCGGCCGCCGTGATCGGCGACGGCACCGGCGGCACCGTGCTGCCCGCCGTCGGCGGCCGCAAGCCCGAGTCCGGGCTCGCGCTGCAGAAGGTGTCGGCGACCGTGAAGACGATCGCCCACTGGATCCCCGCCACCAAGCGGGCCCTGTCCGACGCCGGCCAGGTCCGCACCCTCATCGACGAATTCCTGCGCTACGGCCTCGCCGAGGAGCTCGAGGACCAGATCCTCACCGGCAACAACACCGGCGAGAACTTCGAGGGGATCCTCAACACCCCCGGCGTGCAGGCCCAGGCCTGGGACACCGACCTGCTCACCACGCTGCGCCGGTCCCGCACCCTCGTGCGCATCGGCGGGCGCACCGTGCCCACCGCGTTCCTCCTCAACCCGGTCGACATGGAGAAGCTCGACCTGCTGCGCAACACGCACGGCGACTTCTACTTCGGTGGCCCCACCGCGGCGCCCAACGCCCAGCCCGCCGTCTGGGGCCTGCCCCGGGTCGAGGCCGAAGCCATGCCCCCCGGTGTCGGCCTCGTCGGCAACTTCCGCCAGGCCGTGCTCTGGGACCGTGAACAGGCCGCCATCCAGGTGTCCGACAGCCACGCCGACTTCTTCGTCCGCAACCTCGTCGCCATCCTCGCCGAGATGCGCGCCGCGTTCGGCGTGATCCGCCCCCTCGCGTTCGCCACCATCGACCTCACCGCCTAGGGGGCTGGCGGGCCGGCCGGGCCCCCGGTCATTCCTCCACCGGGGGCCCGGTACCGTAACCACCCATGGCGGCCAACTGCCCCATCTGCGGAACACCCGGCCACGCCTGCGGGCCTACGACCCCGGTGCGCGCCGTAACCGCCCTCGAGGAGGTCCCCGCCGTGGCCCGTGGTCCCCGCCGCCGCTACCCGTCCCCCACCGGCCTGCCCGGCGGGTACATCCTCGCCGACGACGCCCAGGCCGCCGCCCTCGGCCTCACCGGCGGCACCCCCGCCCCCATCTACGAACCGGCCGGCGCCGTCACCTTCCTCGACCGCACCGCCACCCTGGCCGCCCTGGCCGAAGCCGCCGGCGGCCACCCGGTCGCGGTGGCCGCCTGGCGCCTCGGCGTCGAAGCCCGCCTCGACGTCGACGAGCTCGTCCGCCTCGAAGCCCTCACCGGCGCCGCGCTGGCCGCCGCCACCGTCCCCGAACCCGCGCCCCGCCCCGCCTCGAATCCGGTCGAGAAACCGGAACACACCGGCCCACCGCCCGACGACGCCCCCGCCGACAAGCGCCGCCCGCCGCCGCCGAACACCGGCCGGCGCCGACCGAGGGACCCCGGCCATGGCTGAACCGCTCGCCACCGTCGACGAGCTCGCCACGTTCATGGGCGCCCCCGACGCCTGGGACACCGAGGTCGCCGAGCTCTACCTGCGCCTCGCTTCGGCCGAGGTGCGCGCCGCCACCGGCCAGACGTATGACCAGGTCCTCGACGACGAGGTCGTCATCTCCGGTGACGGCACCCGCACCCTGTTGGTCCCCGAGGTCCCCGTCACCGCCGTCACCGCCCTCGTCGACCTCACTGGCGCCGCCGAAGCGCCCGTCGACCCGACGCTGTGGGAGTGGTCCGAGCACGGCATCATCCGCCGCATGGACACCGGCCGCTGGGCCCGCCGCTACCGGGCCTACCGGGTCACCTACGACCACGGCTACGCCGCGGTGCCCGATGCCGTCACCGGTGTCGTGCTGCGCATGGCGGCCCGCGTCATCGACAACCCTGAGGGCATCAAACAGGAGGGCACCGGGCGATGGTCCATGACCAGGGCCGGCGAGTCGGCCGGGATCGGGCTACTGCCCGCGGACTGGCTCGCCCTCGAAGGGTTCACCGCCGATCTCCCGACCCGGCGGCGGGCCGTCGGGTGATCCCGTTCAACCGGACCGTCACCGTCATCACCCGCACGCCCGGCGCCGTCGACGACCACGGCAACGAGACGACCGCCGACACCGCCACCCATGAGGGGATCCGGGCCCGGCGGGAGCTGCTGTCCGCGGCCGAGCGGGTCACACTCGGGTTCTCCTCCGCCGCGTACGTCTACTACTTCCCGCCCGGGTCGCCGGTCACCGCCGTCGACCGCATCGTCGATGGGGGCGAAACGCTCGAGGTGCGCGGCCGGCCCTCGATCGAGGAGACCCGCCGCCGGCCCCACCACATCGAAGCCACCGCCGAGGTCGTCAACCCGTGACCGGGAACCGGGACTCCTCCGGCCGGTTCGTGTCCACCGGTGAGATCGGCACCATGCGCGTCGCCATCACCCCCGGGTTCTTCGACGAATGGAAACGCGGCGAGGAGTGCCGCGACCTCATGGCCAGAGCCGCCCGCCGGGTCGCCGCCGACGCGGCGCGCCTCGCCCCCGACGACCCGACCGGCCCACCCAAGGACCTGCACTCCTCCATCCGCGGCACCCCCGTCCTCACCGAAGACGGCTGGCACGGGCGCGTGTCGGTCCTCAACTTCAAGGGCCACTGGTACGAATTCGGCACCAGCAACCGCGCCGCCCGCCCGTTCCTGCGCCCCGCGGCCATGGCGGCGGGCCTGCGCCTCGAGGCCCCATGAGCGCCCCGGCCGTCGAGGTCCCCTTCGACGCCGAAGCCCTCACCATCGGCTACCTGCGCACCATGCCCCGCGTCACCGACCTCGCCGGCACCCGCATCTCCACCCGGTTCCCCGCCAACTTCCCCCGCTCCGGGCGCTCCCTGCGCATCCTCCTCGTCGGCCAACGCTCCAGCGACCGCCACGGCCACCTCCAGACCGCGCACCTGCAGGTCTCCGCCTACGGCACCGACGAGAACGACGGCGTCGCCGCCTCCACCCTCGCCCGCACCGCCTACGCCGCACTCCAGGCCATGCCCGCCTGGGTCCACACCGACGTCGTCATCACCGCCGTCACCACCACCGTGCCCATCGTCGCCGACCCTGACGAACCCACCGGCGCGGCGGGCTACCGCTTCGGGATCATGGTGCACGGCCACACCCGGCCAGCCCGGTAGCCTGCCGCGTAGCGCGTCGACCACCCTGAGGAGGCCACGATGCCAGGACTGGACGCCGGCGAAATCGTCGTCGGGGCGAACGGCCACATCATGGTCGCCCCCGGAGGCACCGCCGCCCCCGATGACATCACCGACCCCTGGGGAGTCGGGTGGGTCGACCTGGGCTACGCCACCGAGGACGGCGTCACCCTCAACGCCGGCAAGGAAACCAACTCCATCCGCGGATGGCAGAGCTTCTACGACCTGCGCACCGTCGTCACCTCCCGCTCCTTCCGGCTCTCCTTCACCCTTCAGCAATGGAACGCCGACACCGTCATGTTCGCCCTCGGCGGCGGTGAGATCACCGAGGACACCCCCGGCACCGCGTTCCGCTACACCCCGCCGGCCCCGGAGTTCATCGACGAACGCACCCTCGGCGTCGACTGGACCGACGGCGACAAGCACTACCGGATCGTCGTCGACCGCGGCCAACCCGCCGAAGCCGTCGAGACGAACCTTCAGCGCACCGCCAACCTGGCGCTGCCCATCGCGTTCGACGCGCTCGGCGCCGAGATCCCCTGGTTCCTCCTCACCGACGACCCCGCCTTCGCGCCGGTCCCGTGATGGCCGCCGCCCGGACCACCACGACGACCAGGGCCACGGCCAACGGCTCGCGGCGCACCAACGGCGTCAAGCCCAAGGCGCCGCCCGCGTCCGTGTCGCGCATCATCGACGTCGACGCCCACCGCGCCGCCCGGTTCGAACAGCTCGGCCCGCCGCCGGTGTTGCGCATCGACGGCCGCGACTACGAGCTGCCCCCCGAGATGCCCGCCCAGGTCATCACCGCGTTCGGGGCGCTCACCAACGGCGACCTCGCCGGCCTCGACGGCGGCCTGCGGGCCCTGCTCGGCGACGCCTACGACGCCGTCATCGACGAGACCACCACGTTCGCCGACCTCGAGTTCGTCATCACCGCGGCGATGGAATCCTACGGGATGGCCGCCCCGGAATCGTAGGCCTCGGCGAGCTCCTCGTAGACCGGTGGGAGCTCATCGAGGCCGACTTCACCCGGTTCTACGGCATCCACCTCGGCGCCGCCATCTGGGGTCCTGAGCCCATCTCCGGGCGCCGTCTCCTCGCCCTCACCAAGGGCCTCCCCGTCGAGAGCGCCCTCGCCCGTTCCTACGGCGTGCCCGGCCCCGGCGACTGGGACAACGTCACCGAGCTCCTCGCGGCGCTGGCGGAGACCACCTCGGCGCACCTCGCCATGTTCTACGAGTCGAAGAAACGCAAGGGCGCGGCGCGCCTCGAACCCCTGCGCGTCCCCCGCCCGCACCGTGACGGGGAGGAAACCGCCCGGCCCGCCGCTAGTACCGAGGACATGCGGGCCTTCTTCGGAGCATCCGTGCGGTACACCCCGAAGGGCCACGGGTGAGCGACGCCTCCGCCCCCACCGGCGCCGGCAACGCCGGTAGCGCGTTCCTGGAGATCATCCCCACCGTCGCCGCGGGCGCGGCGGGGATGCTCGCCGGTGGCCTCGCCGGGCCGCTCAAGGCCGCCGCCGGGATGCTGTCGAACCCGGCCGTGGCCATCGGCGCGGCGCTGGGCGCGGCGATCACCGCGGGGATCGGCACCGCCATCGACGTCGCCGGCGAGCTCGGCAAGGGCCAGAAGGAGATCCGCAAGCTGACCGGCGCCGTCGGCGCGGACCTCACCGAGCTCGGCGCCTCCTTCCGCGACATCGTCGGCACCGTCGCCGGCCAAGGCATCGACCGGTTCGCCGAAGCCATCGGCCGCCTCAACGCCCGCACCAACCTCACCGGCCCCGCCCTCGAAGGCCTGGCGCAACAGGAGCTGCGCCTCGCCAAGCTCACCGGCGAGGACCTCGCCGGCACCATCGAATCCACCACCCGCATGTTCGGCGACTGGGGTGTCGCCACCGAGAACCAGTCCACCGCCCTCGACTTCCTCTACAAGGCCGGGCAGAACACCGGCGTCGGCGTCAACCAGCTCGCCGCCACCGTCACCAAGTTCGGGGCGCCGCTACGCCAGCTCGGCTTCTCCCTCGAAGAGTCCACCGCCCTCGTCGGGTCCTTCGAGAAGCAAGGCGTCAACACCAACCTCGTGCTCGGCTCCATGCGCATCGCGCTCGGGAAGATGGCCAAGGCCGGCGAGGAACCCGTCTCCACGTTCCGTCGCCTCGTCGGCGAAATCGAATCCGCCGGGACCGCCGGCGAAGCGAACTCCATCGCCCTCCAACTCTTCGGATCGAGGGCCGGCCCGGACATGGCCGCCGCGATCCGCGAGGGACGGCTCAACATCGGCGAGCTCCTCGCCCAGATCGGCGAAACCCCCAAGACCCTGGCCGAAACCGAGAAGGAGACCCGTTCGTGGGCTGAGCGCATGGGCGTCATGTGGCAACGCGCGTCGCTCTGGTTCGAACCGCTCGGCAAGTCCCTCCTCGACTTCCGCACCAACATCGTCGGCCGACTGGAGAAAGGATTCGAGGCGCTGTCGAAACTCATGTCCGGTGACACCGCCGGCGCCGGCGTCGACATCGGCAAGTGGCTCGGGTTCGACGAGGACTCCGCCGCCGTCGACGGCCTCATCCGCACCTTCGACGTCGTCCGCGACTTCATCCGGGACATCCGCGAGGGCGGCCTCGGCCAGGCGTTCTCCAACCTGGGCCGCAACATCGCCGACGCCTGGCCCGCCATCAGCGCCGGCCTACGCGAGCTCCTCGACCGCATCGTCGAGAACCTCACCGGCTGGGCCGTCAACATCGCCCGGGCCGTGTCCGGCTGGGTCGTCGCCTACATCTCCTGGCTCATCGACGCCATCCCCGCCACCCTGCGCGCCTACCGCGACTTCGAAATCGCCCTCTACCGGTGGATCTTCGAAACCGCCGGCGCCCTCGCCGAACAGGTGCGCGCCTGGATACCCGCCGTCACCGCCTGGCTCGGCGAAGCGTGGACCAACCTGCGGGCCGGCCTCGACCTGATCTACGCCCGGCTCGCCGCCTGGGTGCAGGACCAGGTCGCCGAGCTGCGGGCCACGTTCAACACGTGGGCGCCGGTCGCCGCCGCGTGGGTCACCGCGGCGTGGGCCCAGACCTCCACCGAACTCGCCCGCTACCTCGACACCCTCCGCTCCTGGGTGTCCGACCACACCGGCGACCTCGGCGGCACCTTCGCCGGATGGGCCACCACCGCCGGCACCTGGATCGGCGACGCCGCCGCGCGGGTCGGCGAACAGCTCGGCCCCTACCTCGCGGCGCTGGGCGCCTGGATCGTCGACAACGCCCCGCGCCTGCTCGAACAGTTCCACGGCTGGGTCTCCGCCGCCGGGCACTGGCTCGCCGACGCCATACCGCCCCTGCTCGAATCAGCCGGCCAGCTCATCGGGTCGCTCGGCACGTGGATCGTCGACAACCACCCCAAGATCGTCGCCGCGTTCTACGGGCTCGTCCCCAAGCTCGTCACCACCATCGTCGAGTGGGCCCCCAAGCTCTACGGCGCCCTCGTGTTCGTCGGCTACACCATGGTCCGGTTCTTCGTCGAGCTCTGGGGTCCCCTCGCTGTCGCCCTCGGCGGCCTGCTCCTCAAGCTCTACGCCTGGATCTACCTCGACGCCCTCCCGAAGCTCGTCTCCGCCCTGCCCGGGTGGATCGGCGCGTTCATCTCCTGGATCCCCGGCGCCATCGTCGCCCTCCTCGCCGGCCTCGGCGGGCTCCTCCTGGCCCTCGGCGTCTGGCTCATCGACACCGCCCTCCCCGCCCTCGCTGTCACCCTCGCCCAGTGGGCCGCCGCGTTCGTCGACTGGGTCCCCGGCGCCGCGCTCTCGCTCCTCGGCAAGCTCGGCGAGCTCCTCGGCACGATCATCACGTGGGCCGTCACCGTCGCCCTGCCCGGGCTCATCTCGACCCTGCTGTCCTGGGCGTTCGCCCTCGTCGGGTGGATCCTCACCGCCATCATCGGGCTCCCCTTCATGTTCGGGAAACTCCAGGTGGCCATCGCCAGCTTCATCATCGGCGCCATCCCCTGGCTCGTCGAACAGATCGCCACCTGGGTCCCCGCCCTGCTCTCCTTCATCAACGACGCCATCAACGCCATGCCCGGCCTGCTCGCCCAGTTCGCCGGCATGCTCCTCGGCTGGCTCGCCGGCATGCCCGACCGGATCAACACGGCGGCGGCCGGCCTGTTCAAGGGCCTGGCCAACGCGTTCGTCTGGGCCGTCAACGCCATCCACCACCTGTGGAACGACCTGCGCCTTACCATCCCGCCCCTGGAGATCGGCGGAAAAACGGTCTGGGGCGGCGCCACGATCGACACGCCCGACATCGGCGACATCCCCTACCTCGCCACCGGCGGCCGGGCCATCGCCCCCGGCCTCGCCGTCGTCGGCGAACGCGGCGCCGAGATCCTCTCCCTCGCCCGCGGCGACACCGTCCTCCCCCCCGACGCGCTCGCGGCCGGCGCCGGGGGCCGCATGTTCGGCGACGTCAACATCACCGAAGCCCCCGACGTCGAAGCCATCCTCGCCCGCCTCGACGCCGAGCTCTCCTGGCGCGTAGGGACAGGACACAACACATGACCCTCATCGCCCCCTCCCTCGAACGCTGGCAGGTGCGCCTCAGGGGTCTCACCCTCGGCGCCGGCACCGACTACGACCTCACCGGACCCATCGGCGGCCTCGGCGCCCTCGAACCCCGCACCACCGACCGGGCCCTCACCGGCGACAACGGGGCCACCGGTGGCCTCGACACCCTCCCCCCTCGCTCGCTCTACATCCCCCTCGCCATGCACGGCCGCTCCCCGGCCGGCGCCATGGAACTGCTGCGCGCCCTCAAGGCCACGTTCGCCCCCAACCCGACCGGCGTCGAGGACCTCGACGTGCGCCTCCCCGGCCTCACCGGGGCCGGCGACGATGAGACCCTCACCTGGCGGGGCCGGCCCCGCGGGATCGTCGACGACCTCGAACTCCTCCGGGCCGGGGAGATCGCCGCGCTCGCCCGCTTCGACGCCCTCGACCCCCTCGGCTACGGCACCCCCGTCACCGGCGCCACCACCACCGGCACCGCCCGCCTCCGCCTGGCTGGCGACTGGCCCACCCGGGCCGCGGTATTCGCCGTGGCCGGCAACGGCGCCCGCCCGGTCATCACCTCGACCACCGACGACGGCCGGCTCGTCGCCTGGGCCACCCCCCTCCCCGATGGCGCCACCCGGGTCGTCGACCTGTACGCCCGCACCGTCACCACCATGACCGGCGTCGACCGCTACGGCGAACTCGACGCCGCCTCCACCTGGTTCCGTCTGTTGCCCGGGGCCAACACCCTGGCCGTCGCCGGCGCCGCCGAGCTCTCCTGGTCCGCCCGGCCCGCCTACACCTGAGGAGCCCACCCGCCGTGAACCTCTCGTACATCTGGCGCACCTACATCTACGACGTGCTCGCCGGCAACGGATGGTGGATCGTGGCCCCCGACGGCGTCTACCTGCGCCTCTTCGCCGCCGACCCGTTCGCGGATGGCCCCGAGCTCGAACCCTCCTTCGACGACGAGGCCGCCGGCGGGTCCTACACCGGCCAGCCCCTCCCCATGACCGAGACGACCCCGGGGACGGGCGTCAACACCGATCCCGTCGTGTTCGCCAACATGCCCGCCGGCACGTGGACCCACTGGGGTCTGGCCACCACGCCCGGCGATTCGTTCCCCGGGACCCTCATCGCCACCGGGGCCCTCACCTCCGCCCGCACCACCGCCGCGGGATCCTCGCTCACCCTCGCCGCCGGCGACTTCGGGTTCTCCATCACATGACCGCCCTGCCCACCGTCGCCGCCACCGTCACCATCGACGCCACGGCCACGCTCGGCCCCGACACCGTGGGCGGCCTCGCCGCCCGGGCCCGGGTCACCGTCACCGCGTCCGCCACCCCCGCCGCACCACGGGGCCGGGAGCGGCGCACCCGGCTGTGCGACGTCAACGGGGCCGGTATCGCCGAGCTCCAGGGCGCCACCCACGGGCCCATCGTGTTCGAACTCAACCGGCCCACCACGTTCATGCTCGACATGGCCCTCGACGACCCCAAGGCGCCGACCGTCCTGGCGCAACGCTTCCGGGAGGTTCAGCTCTGGGCCGGTGACTGGCTCATCACCCAGGGCCCCATCGTCAGCCCGTCCACCGACGGCGAACGCCTCACCCTCACCGGCGCCGACGCCCTCTGGTATTTGGACCACCGCCTCATCGGCCGCGAACTCCCCAACCGCCTGGCCAACCCCACGTTCTCCCGGGGCATCGAGGGATGGTCGGTCCTCGCGTCGCACCCCAACTTCGTGCTCATCGGCCCCGACTCGAGGGCCTACGTCATCATCAACGCCGCGGTCGGCCACGAGGAAGAGCCCCGGTCCCTGGAGATGTTCCAGACCCAACCGGAGATCCACCTGTTCGCCTTTCAGGAGATCACCGTCACCGCCGGCCCGTTCGGCGCCGAGGTCGCCCTCGACGCCTACGCCTGGGTGCCCGCCGGCGAATCGTGGCCCGACGATCCGGACATCGGCGTCGAGCTCGTCCGTGTCCCCAACGGCTACCGGGGGATCCCCCTGCCCGGCTACCCCGGGCCGTTCCCACCGGCGGGCTACGGCAACCTCTACTGGGCGTGGTCCCTCGTTGGCGACAACCTCAAGGCCGTCGGCCGCTCCAGCTTCGGCGCCGACCACCCCGTCGACATGTGGGTCCGGCACCGCTGCACCGTCCAGGTCGCGCCGAACGCCACCGAGACGGTGCACGCCCGCCTGTCGGGCCGGCGTGGTGCGGTGCTGTGGGCGCACGCCGGGCTCTGGGTCGACGAGGCCCTCGAGTTCTACCGGGCCGACACCGCGGCGGTCGCCGCCGGGCTCGTCGCCCACGCCCAGGACCCCGCCTTCGGCCAGTCGCCCCTCAACATCGCTGCCACCACCACGCCCACCGGGGTGAGGGTCGACCGGCGCTACCCGTACTCCGCCCGGGTCCGTGTCCTCGAAGCCCTCGACGCGCTCGCCAAAGAGGGCCTCCTCGACTACTGGCTCGACGTCACCCCCACCGCCCGCACCCTCACCGTCGCATCACCACGGCGCGCCCGGGCCACCCCGGTCGTGTTGGAGCTCGGCCGCAACATCGCCACCCTCGCCTGGGGCTACGACGGCGAGAACGCCGCGTCGGCCATCTCCGTCGTCGCCGCCGGATCCGAGGCCGGACCCGGCCAGCCCGAAGGCCACGCCCTCGACGTCACCCGCTTCGCCGGCGGCCTCACCCTGCAGGCCGTGCTCTCCGCCCCGGCCGCCACGCCGGCCATCCGCCTCGACGACACCGCCGCCGCGCTGCTGGCCACCACCGTCGACCCGCACACCCTCACCGTCACCCTCACCGCCGCCGCCTCGGCCGGGCTGTTCGGGCGTCTCTTCCCCGGCGACCTCGCCGAGGTCCGCATCCGCCGGGCCGCGCTCACCATCGCCGGGCGCTACCGCATCGTGCGCCTCACGATCACCCCCGACGACGTCATCGAGCTCGTCCTCAACCGGGAGGTCTGACCGTGTCGCGCCCCCGCACCCCGCCCGCCCTCGGGCCCATGGTCTCCGACCTCAAGGCCCGGGTCTGGGAAACCGAACGCCCCACCGGCACCTGGGCGCCGGCCACCAAGGGCCTGTCCGCCAAGGAACGCAACCGCCTCGCCGACGGGTTCCCCGAAGCGCCCATCCCCCGCGACGAGGACGGCACCCTCTGGGCCACGTCCCACCAGGGCGGCCAGCGGTACACCATCGGGCCCGGGTTCGGCACCGCGATGGGCTACGACGACATGGGCCCGCGCCCGGGCGTGCCGCTCGTCGTCATCTCCGACGACGAATGGCCCGGCGACTGGGACCGCGCCAACCCGCCCGTCGCCCTGGTCCTGCCCCGCGAGGGCTACTACGCCGTGTCCGCCGGCGTCAGCGTCCGCCCGGCCGCCGGGGAGACCACCATCCCCTACGTGCGCCTGTTCCTCAAGGTCATCGAGTCGGGCCGGGAGATCCCCTACGGCCGGGACTGGGAGACCGACGTGTTCGACCCGCACCCCCCGGACGTGACCCGGGTCGACCTGGAGCTGCACCGTGTCGCGCTCCTGCTGGGCGCCCGCACCCGCCTCGCGTTCATGGCCGCCACGGCGCCCGGGCCGCCGGCCGCGGTCACCCTCGAATGGTTCGACGTCGCCTACACCGGACCCGGCGACGTCGGCTTCGGCGGCGGTTGACCACCGAACCGCCACGTCGCGCCGCCCGGTCGCTACCGTGGGCGCCCGGCACCCTCCGTCACAAAACGGGAGACGAGCGCATGGCCAAGGACACCGAGAAGCCGGCGGACATGGATCCCGAGAAGCTCCGGGAAGAGGGCCAGGCCGCCGAGAACGAACGCATGGCGGCGGAGACCGAGCTCCAAGGGGGCACCACCCGCGGGTCGGTCCCGTGGGCCGAGGCCGATAAGGACCCCAAGGCCGCCGAGCACGACAAGGGCGAAGCCGGCCACAAGGCCCGTTCATCGTCCGCCGGCCACAAGGCCGCCGACTCCTAGCCCCGGACAGGAGAACCGCCATGAGCGACCCGTACACCCCACCCGAGGATCCCGACGACGACACCGGCACCACCGCCCCCGAACCCGTCGAACCGGTCGAGCCCGACTACCCGAGCCCCGGCCAGCCCGCCGAGGACGAGCCCGGGCAGTGACCGACCCCCTCGACCCGGCCGCACCACTGGACCCCGCCGGGTCCGATCCCGGGTCCACGCGCCACTTCACCGCCGCGTGGGCCCGGGACGCGGCCGAGCGTGTCATCGCCACCGCCATCATCGTGGCCGCCGGCGTCATCGCCGGGAACCTCACCGCCGACGCCGCCGACTGGACCGATACCGCCCGCGACGCCGCCCGGGCCGGCGGGATCGCCGCCTTCCAGGCGATCAAGGTCCTCGTCGCCGGCCTTGTCGGCCAGCCCACCTCGGCGTCGCTGCTCGCCGATGACGCCGGCCCCGTCGGCCCCGTCGCCCTCGCCCGCCCGGTCGGGCCGGCCCCACTGCCGTGACCGTCGGCGAGTCGCCGCCCGAGCCCCGGGACGACGAACCGCGGGCCACCCAACAGGCCGCGCCTCTCCTGCTGCCCGGCTACGAGCACGACCTCGAGGCCGGCGCCGGCCTGTCCGTCACTCCCGGCAACCCGCACGTCGTGATCCACACGACCGAGAGCCCCCGCGGGTCGTTCAACAGCATCCGCAACCTGTGGCGCGGTTCGGGGAACTGGGGCAAGGGCCTGCCGCATTTCCTCGCCGACGGCGCCCGGTACGTGCAACTGCTCCCGCTCAACGTCGGCGCATACACCCTGGAGAACCGATCCGGTGGCGCCGACACGAACCGATCCGGGCCGGTCATCCAGGTCGAGATATGCGGCTACGCCAACGACGATTTCAACGACGTCGAAATCGACGCCCTCGCGAAATGGCTCGCTGACCTCGTCAGGGCGGGCATCCCGCTCGACCTGTCACAGCACCCGTACTTTTTTGGGGCCAACGAGGGCATCGTCCTCGCCAGCTACAACGCCCCGCAACGCCTGTCCGGCGCCGCCTACGAGGCGTTCAACGGCTTCCTCGGCCACCAACACGCCCCCGAGAACGCCCACTGGGACCCCGGCCGACTCGACGCCGACCGCGTGGAACGCATCGCGCGTGCCTACCTCGGCGACGAATCTCCCGACAGCGAGGAGGACGATATGACTGTTGTGTGCGGCCATAGCGACGGCCGGAAGTTCGCCTGCTGGGGCCTGTTCAAGAGGCATTTGAGCCCCGACGAACTCGGCGGATACCTGTATATGGGCGCCAAGGACCTCGGCACCAACGACGGGTTCCTGGCGCTGCTCACCGAAGTGCCCCGCCATACGGTCGCCGGGTCCTGACGTCGGTTCCCATGCTCTTAGTGGCCGAGCTCGGCGGCGGTGAGAGTGCTATAGGCGCGGGCGGCGCCGGCATCTTCGGTCTGCTCACCGCGTTCTCCGTCGGGCTGTTCAAGCGCCAGCGCGAGAACGACCAACGCCGCGACGAGCTCTCCCGGGCCTCGGTCGACCTGGCCGTCGAACGCGAGACCCGGGCCCTCGTCGAGCGCGACGTCGCCCTGGAGCGCGAACGGGCCGCGCTCCTCAACGCCGAGCGGGTCAAGGCCGAGCTCGCCGAGTGCGAGAGGGCCGTCCGCCGTGGCCGATGACCCCGACGCCCTGGCCCGCGCCCTCGACCTCGGCCGGGAACCGCGCCGCGACACCTGGCTCCTCTGGGGATTCGTCGTCACCCTCGCCGTGCTCGTCGCGTTCGTCGTGTTCGTCGCCTGGCAGGTCGCCGAGATGCGCGCCATGGCTGAAGCCATCCGCCTCTGCGCCGCCCGGCCTTAGACGAAACGCCGTCATTACCGTGCGGTAACCGAAGGTGAATCCGCGCCGAAATTGAGCCGCGAATTTTCTTCTAGTCCCCCGTTGAACGCGGCACCTTAGGGTCCTATCGTGCCCGTCACACCGCCGAGCATGGCGGAAAAGGAGAGGACCGTGGCCACCGCTCTTCTGGTCACACTCGAGGACCGCCTCGAAGCCGCTCTCCGCATCGAGGACCCCCGACGACGGTTCGTCGAGCTGAAGGCCCTGGGCGCCGAAAGCAGTGCGCTCACCGTCCGGATCGCCCGCGCCCGGGGGGACGTCGTGCGGGGACTGCGCGCCGGTGGCCTCACGTGGGCCGAAGTCGGCGACCGCCTCGGCGTGTCGCCCGCCCGCGCCGAGCAACTCGACACCCGTCGCTAACCGAGGAGGCCGCCGCCCATGGCCGACACGCTGCAACTCCCGTTCCCCGCGCTCCCCGACTACCACGGCGTCACACCGATCGGGATGCGCACCGCCATCACCGGCACCGGGAACCGGACCACCGGCACCCATGAGATCGGCGACACCGTCGTCATCGTCGTCGAGGCCCGCGTCACCGAAGCGGGCCACGTCGAAACCAAGGACGGCCTCGTCTACCGGGAGCGCCTGGCCACCAAGGACCTGTTCGAGCTGCCCGCCGAGCGCGGCAAGCTCCTCGTCAACGGCCTGCGCCAGGCCCTCGCCGACGGCACCGGCACCCTGCCCGGCGTCGTCGACACCGAAGTCGCCGCCGGCGACCGGGTCATCACCGACGCCTCCGGTGTGGTGGCCACCCCCGCCGAGGCCGCCGACCTGCACGGCATCCCCCTCGACCCCCGCCTCGCCCCCGTCGTGCTCCGCTTCGACGACATGGCCACGGGCCGCTGGCCCGACGACTGGGCCGGCACCGGCACCACCGAACGCGCCCCGATCGGCGGGTTCATGCGCCACCCCAACGCCGTCGACGCCGGCGACACCGGCCAGGTCATCGAGGTCCTCGACGACGACACCGGCGAAACGCTCGAGCGGTGGACCGAAGCCGACGAGGACGCCCGCCTGCTCGCCGAAGAAGCCGCCGCGTTCGAAGCCGAGAAGGCCGACCGGGCCCCCGACCGGACCGGACCGACCCGCATCGGGGACATCCTCCCCGACGCCGAGGCCGCCATCGCCGCGGGTGACCTGCCCCCGCACCCCGACGAGGCCGGGCACGACGACTGGGCCACCGCCGAGGACTGGCGGCGCATCGAGACGATCCTCGTCGAGGTCCTCGAGCTCGACGCCGGCTACCCCGACACCCTCGCCGACCCCCCCGACCAGGCCCGGGTCCTGCTCGACGCCGACCCCGTAGCGCTCGGCGACCGCCTCGTGTCCCGCCTCGCCCCGTACCTGTCCGAGCTGGCCGGGCTCGTCGAGGCCACCACCGGGCCCGGCCCGTTCGACCCGACGCCGCCGGCGACGGGCCCCGACGACGAGCTCATCGTCATCGGCGACGACGAGTACCCCGAGCCGCTCGGCACGCCGGGCACGCCCCACGGCTGGACGCGCACCACCTTCCCCGACCCGCCCGCCGAGGGCCCGGTCGAGGACCCCGCGGCGGTCGAGGCCGCCGCCGAGCTCGGCGGGATCTTCGCCGCGGACCCCAACCCCGTCGACTACGCGTTCGTCGACCGCACCGCGGAGGCGATCCGCGCCGACCTGCCCCGGGTCATCCCCCGGGCCCGGGTGCTGCGACTCATCCGCGCCGAGGAGGAGGGCCGGGGCCGCGGGCTCAAGCCCCGCAAGGGTGTCATCGAGCTCCTCCAGCGCCGCGCCCGGGAAATGTTCATCGAGGAGGGCACGCCGGCGGTGGCCATCGGCGACGGGTTCGACGTGCCCGTCGACGCGGTCGCCATCGAGGACTAGCGGGCCATGACCGCCCGCACCGCCCACCACCACCTCCACCTCTCCGACGACCTGGCCCGCATCGCTCTCGGCCACGTCGACGCCGCCCTCGCCGTGATCCGCGAGGGCCTCGAACCGCCGCTCGTCGAGGTCTACCCCGAGGCCGCCCACCTCGACGTGGCCGTCGACGTGCTCGTCGACCTCATCTACGACCCGCCACCGGAGGAACCCGATGCCGCGCAACGCCCGCAACGCTAGCCACGGCGGCCGCTTCTACGTCTGGGGCAAGGGCGAGCGCTACTGGAGCGTGACGACCATCCTCCAGGCCCTCCCCAAGGACGCCCTCAAGTTCTGGGCCGCGAAGGTCGTCGCCGAGTTCGCCTTCGACCGGTCCAAGACGTGGTTCACCATGGGCCGCGAGGAGGCCATCGACTGGCTCAAGCGCGAGCCCCTTCGCTTCACCGGGGAGCGCGCCGACTACGGCTCCGCCGTGCACGCCGCGGCGGAGGCCTACGCCGTCGGCCGGCCGTTGCGCGGCGACTTCACCGACGACGAGCGGGCCGCGGCCGGCCAGTTCCTCCGGTACGTCAAGTTGCTCGAGCCGCGCTTCGTCGCTAGCGAAGCCAGCGTCTACTCCCGCACCCAGAAGTACGCGGGCACCCTCGACTCCATCGTCGAGATAGAGCTCGACCGGCTCCTGTCGATCTGGGGTCCCGGGCTCATCCCCTGGGAAGCCCCCAAGGACCGCTCGTTCGTGCGCCTGCTGGTCGACTACAAAACCGGCGGGGACATCGAAGAGGGCAAAGGCGTGTACCCCGAGGTCGCCCTGCAGTTGGCCGCCTACGCGCACGCCGAGTTCGTGGGCGCCCCCAACGGCCTCGAGGTCCCGCTCCCGGAGATCGACGGCGCCGCCGTGCTGCACCTGCAGGCCGGCGGCTGGCGCCTGGTCCCCGTCGACGCCCTGCGCGACGACGTGTTCAAGGCGTTCCTCTACGTCCGCGAGGTGCACCGCTGGCGCGAGGTCATCTCCAAGGAGGTCCTCGGCACCGAGCTCCTCCCCCCCGACGACGCCGACGGCCCGACCCTGTCCGTCGTGGCCAACGCCTGACACCGTGCCCATCCTCGACATACAGCACCGCTTCCGTGAGCTCGGCCGGATCCGCACCGGGTTCAAAGAGGACACCGGCCGCGTGTCGAAGAAGACCGGCAAGCCCATCATGCGCCCGGTCAAGCTCCCCCGGTTCCGGCTCACCTCCGTCTGGCAGCACCTCATCGAACAGGCCGCCGACGAATGGGGCGGCGAACCGAGGCCCTGGGTCAACGAGGGATCGCGCGAATGGGAGGTCTACATCGAGGCCGACGTCATCGAGGTCCTCGTCCCGCCCGGCACCGAAGTCCTCGCCCAGTGGTACGAGCTGTGGGAGGGCGGCGGCCTCATCAAACGGTGCGACGGCTACCGCCAGACCCTCGTCGACCGGCCCTGCTCCTGCCCCGCCGACCCGATCGCCCGCCAGGAGGCCGCCGCCAAGGGCCAGGCGTGCAAGGCCACGACCCGCCTGCGGGTCATGCTCCCCGCGCTGGCCGACGTCGGCACCTGGCGCCTCGAATCCCACGGCTACCACGCCGCCACCGAACTCGCCTCGTCCGCGGAGATCGTCGAGTGGGCCACCCGCCAGGGCGTGATCGTCCCCGCCGACCTGTCCCTCGTGCACCGCGAAGGATCCCGCCGGCCCGGCCAGCCCCGCCACACCTTCTACGTCCCCGCCCTCGGTCTGCGCGGCCGGCTCGGCGCCGTCCTCGAGGCCCTCGGCGCGCCCGTCACCGACACCCCCGTCCGGCTCGCCGGCGTCGAGGCCCGCCCCGCGCTCACCGCCGGCGGCCCCACCACCCTGCCCGGGCCCGGCGAGAACCGCCTCGACCCGCTCGAGGCCGTCGAGGGCGCCTCCCTCCCCGGGCCGATCCCCGCGCCTCCCGCCCAGGGCCCACCCCCCGATCCGTCCGCCGGCGGCGAAGCCCCCCCGCCCGGGCCGGCCCCCGAGGCCGCGCTCGACGTGCCCGACGAGGTCGACACCCCCACCCCCGAACCGTTCGACCCCCCCGCCGCGCCGGCCGGCGGAGACGACGAGGAGGGCCGCGGCGGCGCCCGGCTCACCGGCCCCCAGATCGTCGCTCTCGCCTTTCAGAACCGGGGCATCGGTGACCGCGACCAGCGCCTCGCCGTGCTCTCCGCCATGGTCGGCCGGCCCGTCGACACCGGCAAGGACCTGCGCCCCTCGGAGATCCGCGCCGTACTCGCGGACCTCGGCGACCCGGGCTACGTTCTGCCCGCGGTGGCCGGGGTAGTTGATGCCCTCCCGGCATTGGCGCCGTCAAGAACCCCCGGCCACCGCACGACACCCCCACCGCCGGCGGCCCCTGACCCGCCGCCGGCCGGCGACCTCGACGTCACCCGGGCCGGGGAGTGGACGCCCGGCGAGTGGCGCACCTACCTGGCGGCGGCCGGCGTCAAGGTCCTCGAGTTCTTCGCCGAGGTCCGCCGCCTCGCCGCCGAGCTCGACGAGGCCGCCCCCAACCGCCTCGAGGACCTCGCCGACGCGTCCGCTTCGCTCGTCGGCCTCGCCTGCTCCTGGGTCGAGGACCGCGCCGCCACCCGGAGGACGACCCCATGACCCTCACCGTCGCCGGCGTCGACCCGGCCACGTCCACCACCGGCGTCGCCCACGTCGACGGCACCCTCACCACCATCACCGCGCCCAAGGTCCGCCGCCGGGTCGACGTCAACGTCCGCGCGGAGCGCCTCGAAGGGCTGCGCCTGGCGCTCGCCGCCGCCCTCGGCATCCCCCACCCCCGGCCCAGCCTCGTCGTGATCGAGGGCTACAGCCTCGGCGGTGCCCGCGGGTACGCCGCCGCGCACCTCGCCGAAGCCGGTTGCATCGCCCGCCTCGTCGGCCACAACCTCGGCGCCACCCTCCTCGAGGTCCCCCCCTCGACCCTGCACCTTTACGCCACCGGCGACGGCCACGCCTCCAAGGACCTCATGGTCGCCTCCGCCCGGGCGCACGGCGGACAGCCCACCAATCCGGACGAGGCCGACGCCTGGTGGCTGCGCCGCATCGGCCTCGCCGTGTTGGGCCAGGCCGGCGAGGACCCGCCCGAGTTCGCCGCCATCCGCGCCAACATCGTCATGCCCTACCGGGAGGTCACGGCGTGCGCCTGACCCGCCCCGCCCCGGCCCGCCCCGCCCTGTTCGACTGGGCCGTCGACCGCGACGAGCTCGACGCCACCGACCCCGGCTCCCGGGTCACCTGGGCGGCCTGGCCCTCGGCGTGGCCGTCGCCCGGGGAACGCTCCCGCCACGTCCGGCTCCTCCCCGCCGAGGAAGCCGTCCGGGCGCGCCTGCGGCCACCACCGGCACCCGAGGCCTAGACCGGCGATGGCCCGCGCCCCGGCACCCAAGGGCGGGCCGCCCCCGCATGACGACCGCGCCGAGGCCGCCATCCTCGGCGCCGCGCTCCTCTCCCCCGACGCGCTGGCCACGCTCGCCACCCAGCTGCGCCCCGGCGACTTCTACCGGCCCGGCCACGGCGCCATCGCCGCCGCCATGATCCGCCTCTACGAATCCGCCCGGGCCGTCGACCCCGTCACCGTCGCCGACGAGCTGCGCCGCGCCGGCGCCCTCGACACCGCCGGCGGGCCCGGAGTCCTCATCGACCTGCAGGCCGACACGCCCCGAACGTCGAACGTCGGCTCCTACGCCACCATCGTGCACGACCACGCCACCCTGCGCCGGCTCCTGCATTCGGCCGAGGACATCCGCGAACGGGCCGCCGACATGCCCGCCGACGTGCACGAGGCCGTCATCTGGGCCCAGCAACGCGTCGCCGACGTCGCCGCCAACAACGGCTCACGCACCTACTCGTCCCTGCGGGTCACCGACATCGCTGCGCTCCTCGCCGGGAACCTCGACACCGAACAGGCCACCCTCCTCACCCGCACCGACGGCCGGGCCCTGCTCTACGCCGGCAAGATGCACGCCCTGTTCGCCGAGCCCTCCTCCGGCAAGTCCTGGCTCGCGCTGCTCGCCGCCCTGGAGATCCTCCGCCTCGGCGGCGCCGTCATCTACCTCGACCTCGAGGACTCCGCCCCCGGCATCGTCGGCCGGCTCATCGCCCTCGGCGCGGATCCGGCCGACGTCGGCGCCCGCTTCGCCTACCTCTCCCAGGACGGCCGCTTCGGGGCCCCCGAACGCCTCGAGCTCGACCGGCTCCTCGAGGACCTCAACCCCGACCTCGTCGTCATCGACGGCGTCGCCGTCGCCCTGGCCCGCGACGGCGCGGATGAGAACTCCAACGCCGAGGTCGCCGCCTGGATCGAACGGGTGCCGAAACCGATCGCCGCCACCGGCGCCGCCGTGTTGCTCCTCGACCACGTCACCAAGGACCGCGAGAAACGCGGGCGCGGCGGGCGCGGTGCGGGCCACAAGCTCGCCGCGCTCGACGGCGCCGCCTACTACCTCAACGTCCTCGAACCGTTCTCGAGGGCCCGGCCGGGTGCGTTCTCGCTGCGCATCGAGAAGGATCGTCCCGGCGGTGTCGGCGAGGTCGGCGCCAACGCCGCCACCTGCTTCCTCGAACCCCACGGCGACGGCGCCCGGGTCATCATGCGCCTCGACCCGCCCGCCCTCGGCGGGCCGGCCAGCGCGCCGCGCAAGCCGACCTACGTCATGGGCCGCATCTCCGACGTCCTCACCGACGCCAAGGTCCCCGTCTCCGCCACCACGCTGCGCCACCTCGTCAACGCCAAGGCCCGCACCGTCGACGCCGCCCTCGCCGCCCTGCGCGCCGAAGGCCACGTCATCGACCGCCGCGAGGGCCGCTCGACGTTCCTGCGCCTCGTGCGCCCCTACACCGGCCCCGCCGTCCCCGATCTGGGCCCCACCCCGGACCTCGCGCCGCCGCTGTCCGATGAGCTCGGCGAGTTCTGACCCCCTCGGCTATCGGGCGCCCGCCCTGGTCCTCGGCGTCCTCGACTACGTCTACGCCAGCGCGACCGGCGTCGCCTGGGACGAGGTCGTCGACCTGTTCAGCTCCGGGGGCACCCCGTGGCGCACCGTCGAAGCCACCCTCTACGACCTCGTCGCCTACGGGGCCCTGCACCGCATCGGCCGGCCCGGCACCCGCCGCCGGCCCGACACCCGGGCCCTGCGCGCCACCCCCCTCGGTCGGGCCTGGCTCGACCGGGACCTGCTGGCTCTGCCCGGCGCCGGCGACGTCGCCACGTCGGCACCTGACGACGTCGCCACGTCGGCACCTGGGGACATCGACACGTCGGGACATCCCCACGTCCCCACGCCCCCAGCCTGTAGCGTCCCTGCATCCGCTTCAGGAAGGGACCCGGCACCATGGCCTCCATCGTCACGTTCGTGAACCCGAAGGGAGGGGTCGGCAAGTCCACCGCGTCCGTGCAGACCGCCCTCACCGCCGCCGCGCTCGAACTCGCCGTGCTCCTCATCGACACCGAAGGCGGGTCCGCGGCCCGCTGGGTGCACGTCGCCGGCGACGCCTGGCCGCCCAACGTCGCGTTCGTCACCCACTACACCCCCGACCTCCCCCGCCGCCTGCCGTCGCTCGCCATGGGCTACGACGTCGTCATCATCGACACCCCCTCGACCCGCACCCATGAGGGCACCGTCGTCCCCTCCGTCGTCGCCGCCCTCGCCGTCGCCGACCTCGCCATCATCCCCACGAGGGCCGCCGCCCTCGACGTCGACCGCCTCCCCGCCATCCTCCGGCTCATCGAAGCCGAGAAGATGCGCCGCGACCTCGACCACGGCGTGCTCCTCAACTTCGTCGACGCCCGCCGCCACACCGCCGCCACCGCCCGCAAGGCGTTCGTCGACCGGGGCCTCCCCGTGCTCACCAACGTCGTGCCCGCCCGGGCCCGCATCGAGGACGCCGTCGGCGAGGTCACGCCCCGCCACGAGTTCCTCCCCGCGGCCCGGGAGATCCTCGAGCGGCTCCTCGTCCCCACCCCGGCCGCATGAGCACCCGGCCCGACCTCGGCGCCGTCCTCGACGACGGGCCCATCTTCACCCCCGCCAGCCTCGCCGCCCTCAAGGCGGCCCGCAAGAAACTCACCGGCGAGATGCCCGCCGAGGACTACGACCGCCTCGGCGACTGGGCGCACACCTCCGGCGCCAGCCGCATCGCCCTCGTCGTCGCCGCCCTGCGCCTCGTGCACGACCACCCCGAGGCCCGCGTCGCCGTCGAGGAGGCCGCCATCGCCTACACCCGCGAGCTCCGGGCGCGGTGACCAACCCCTACGCCCGCCTGCGGTTCCGGGTGCTCCTCGACGACGGCGTCGTCCTGGTCGACGAGCTCGTCCACCTCACCGACCTCCCCGAAGCCCCCGAACGTCACGGCGACCTGTCCAAGGCCTACCTCGACGCCGGCTACGCCGTGACCCTCGAAGCCACCGATCCCGACGGCATCATCGACGACGTCCGCCTCCGCATCGACCCCCCGCCGAGGAGATGACGTGCTCTACCTGAACGACCCTCACGCCGTGCGCCGCATCCTCCTCGCTGACGGCTGGCACGGCGTCCACGACTCCGGCCTGCGCGTCACCGACCGCGGCGTCTCGTGGACCCCGGCCCTCGAAGACGCCCTCGACCACCCCGGCCTCGGCCAGGTCGTCCGGGTCTACGCCGCCAAGGCCGACGTCCTCGCCGTCGAGGAGTGGGCACCACCCCCCGAACCCGTCACCGGCCTCGACTTCGAACGCCGCCTCCGCACCGCCGCCGAGCCTCCCGCCCCGTAGCCAAGGGCGCCGGTAGCGTGACCGCCGTGGACCAACGCGTGCGCCTCGAAATCAAGCAAGGCGACCGCATCGCCTACCCCGTCACCTTCTACGACGAGGGCGACCCCTACGACCTCACCGGCACCACCTGGCTCGCCGAAGCCCGCCACCCCACCACCGGCGCCGTCGTCGCCCTCTTCACCGTGACGCCGGACCCCAACCAGGTGGCCAACACCGGCCAGGCCACCCTCGGATGCACCGAAGTCCAGTCCGCCAAGGTCCGCGGCGGCGAATGGCTCGACGTCGAAGAGACCGGCGAGGCCTACACCTGGCTCGAGTTCGTGCTCGACGTCTCCCGGGACGCCGCTCATGCCTGACATCAACGTCGACCGCCGCCGGGCCACCATCGTCGCCGCCCGCGCCGCGGGCACCCCCATCGAAGTCGACCGCCGCCGGGCCACGATCGTCGCGTCACGCCGAGCCCAGTCTGTCGAGGTCTACGTCGGCGGCCGCCCCGGCCCCTCCGGGCCCGCGTCCACCGTGCCCGGCCCGCCCGGCTCGAAGGGCGACCCGGGACCCAAGGGAGACACCGGCGCGGCTTCGACCGTCCCCGGCCCGCCCGGTTCGAAGGGCGACACCGGCGCCAAGGGCGACACCGGCGCCAAGGGCGACACCGGCCTGCCGGGCGGCGCCGGCCCTGCGGGACCCGGCGTCAAAGCCGGCGGCACCACCGGCCAGGCCCTCGTGAAGGCGTCGGGCGCCGACTACGACACCGCGTGGACCAACGCCGTCACGCCCACCGCGCACGCCGCCACCCACGCCGCGGGCGGCACCGACCCCGTCACCATCGCCGAATCTCAGGTCACCAACCTCACGACCGACCTGGCCGCCAAAGCCGTCAACACCGCCGTCGTCCATATCACCGGCGACGAGATCATCACGGGCCGCAAAGCGTTCGGCACCGGAGCGATTCCGGCCGTCAACGGCGTCGTCACCATCGGCAAACAGACCGGCACCACCGACGCCGACGGCGCCCTCTATTTCGGCACCGATGCCAGCTTCTTCCGCGGCGGTAACGGCCTCATAAGGTCCAATGTCGCGCTCGCTCTGGGCCCCGACCCTGTCGCTGCGGCAGGCATTATCCGTCTGCCGACCGCAACTCCGATCGCCTGGCGCAACGGCGGCGACACCGGCGACGTGACCCTCACCTATATCGGCGGCGCCATCACCGCATCAGGCATCCTGCGAGCGGCCCAATTCAGTGTTCAACACCCGAACGCCACCATCAATAACTCCATCTTGCTCCAAGCGACAGGCGTGTCCGGCTCACCCATAGCCGGACAGGGTTCGTCGATTCGTTGGTCGTCGACCACAAGCGACACCGAACAGGGTTCCATCCAGGTCGCCTGGCAGACGGCCACCTTCGACGCCTACATGGGGTTCTTCGTCGCCAACGCCGTATCCGGCTCCCAACTCACCATGTTCCTCAACGGCGCCGGCATGACCCTCATGGACGCCAAGAACCTCTCCGTCGGAACCGGCATTGGCACCCGGATCGGCACCGCCGCCGGCCAGAAACTCGGCTTCTACGGCGTCACACCCGTCGTGCAACCCGCCGGCCTGCCCGCGGCGGCCACCGACCCCGCGACCACCATGGCGCTCGCCAACTACCTGCGCACCGCCCTCCTCAACCTCGGCCTGGCCGCAACGTGAGCGAACACCGGGTCCGCATCATCGGGTTCACCGTCAACATCGAGGCCGTCGTCGACGACGGCGACCACCTCACCGCCCTCCCCGTGCAACCCGTCCGCTACGCCGCCGCGGACGCCGCGCTGTTCGACCTCGACCACGTCCGCCAGCTCCTACAGCGCCAGGTCGACGCCGCCAGCGTCCCCGCCGAAGCCCCAGGCCTCGACGACCCCGCGCCCGCCGACTAGAACTCGCGCTCCTCGTCGGCCCAACCCCCCGGCGGCTCCACCCGGATCCACCGCTTCGCCCACGCCACCGCCAACACGGCCGACAGCACACACCACACCACGGCCACCACCGCGGCGATCTGCCATCCACTCACAGGACCCTCCCATGCGTCTCGTCCTCACACCCGACCGGTGGGTCACCGAACACCTCGACACCGACCCCGAGGCCCTCGCCTACTTCGCCAACATCTCCCTCAACTGGCCGAACCGCGTCATCGTCCTCCTCGAAATCCACGACGAGGGCGCCGGCATCACCGTGTGGTTCCTCCCCGGGCCCGTGCAACCCGACGGGCCCCTCTACGTGACCCCCGGCCTCGTCGAGGGCTACCGGGCCTGCCCCTGCGCCGACTGCACCGCCACCCCCGAGGTCATCACCGTCCGCCGGCGGTGGCGCCAGCGTGTCCCGCCCTGCGTCATCGCCGCCGCCCAGGCCACGTAGGGCCGGCTCGCGCCATCGCACCGGCACCCCGGCGCGCTCCCCGATCGACCCCAGCGCAGCGAACGCCGCGGCCTGGCCCTCGACGACGCCGACCGCCCACCCGCGCCGGTGGAGGAGACCCGGCAGAGGCATCTCGGCCATGTCCATGAGGTCCGCCCACCACGACACCGCCCGCTCCCCCGGCTCGTCATAGGCGCACACCCGCAACTCATGCGTCGCGACGTCGCCCAGATCCCACGACCGCCCCGCGATCATGTCCGCGTGGAAATAGCGCGGCTCGACCGGCCCGCCGTCGTCGTGGACCACCTCCACCCAGACCGGCGAGAACGCCTCCGCCCGCACCCACTGCCCCCGGAGCGCCCTCGAAGCGCTCACCCACGGAGAGATCACGGCCGGTGTCCCGCCGGATGCGCCGCCGTCGACGCCTCCAGGCCCGGCGAGGAGCGCACCAACGCCACCACCCGACCCCCCGCCATCTCCCGCACCGTCTCCACGTCGGCGCCCGGGTCGAGCTCGTCGAGCACCGCCCGGGCCAACGCCACGGCCACCGCCCGCACCTCGGCCGGCACCATCGGCGACACCGCCGCGTCCCTCACCGTCGACTCGAGGTCGAGCATCACCGGCACCACCACCGCCCGGGCCTCGGCCACCAGATCGGCCCTCACCGGTCCCGGACCTCCCAACGCTGGCCGAACACCCGGACCCCACCCGGCTCATAGGCCGCGATGGCCACCGCCTCCGCCAACCGGTTGAACGGACCCCGCACCTGGACGCCGAGCTCCACCACCTGCCCGCAATACCGGCCCCGCGCCTCCCGCACCGCCGGCGGCGACCCCCACCAGTGCGCCATCCACAACGGCACCGCCGCCCGCAACGCCTCCACGAACGCGTCCCGGGACTGCACGTCCCGCTCTGCCGGCCGCGGCCAGGCGGCCAGATCGAACCGCATCTCCTCGGTCGAGGTCACCCCGGCACCTCCCAGTGGTGGCCGAACAGGTCGATCCCGCCCGGCTGGTAGGCCGCCAACGCGATCCCCTCGGCCAGCCGGTCGAACACCTCACCCGTCCCCGGAATCGCTTCCATCTCTATCCCGCCCTCCAGGGTGCGGGCCGGCACCGGGCGCGAGCGGAACATGAGCACGTCGCCGTGCTCGCCCACCACCTCACCGCAGTACGCCGCCCGAGACGTCCGGGTGAACGGCGTCGAACCCCGCCAATGGGAAATCCATAACGGCACCGCGAGCTCCAGCAACGGCACCAACGCATCGTGCCGGCCCGCCTCGCCAGCGGTAAGCACGACCCCCGCCGGCCAACCCTCCTGATCCCTGGTGCCCACGCCGGCCACCGTAGCGGCCCACCATCGCCGGATTCAGGGACCGTGGTGGCCGGAAGGGCAGGGCGTGAGGACCCTCCCGGCAAGCTTCCTACCACGGCGAACCCCGGCGAAACCCCCGTCGCACCTCCGACAGAGACCGGGATGAGGTGACCCCGCCGTCACGCCCCAAGCCCTTGAAACCTGAGCCTACAAACCACCGGGAGTGGCGGAGCGCCGCTGGCGGCTCCGGGGGCCGCTCCCCTCCGTCCCTCCGGGGAGCGTACCCCCACGTCAAGGCCTACCGCCAGTGGCGCCCCACCGGACCGCTCCCGCCTTCCTGAAGAACCGACAGAGCCCGGGCCTACGCTGCCCGCCATGGACCCACCCCACAAACTCAGCCAGCTCGACGCCGACGTGCACGCCATCTACGCCCTGCTCGACGACCTCCACAAAGACGTCCGCACCCTCCGAGGCACCGTGTTGCGCCAAGCCACCCGCCTCGACCAGATCGAAGCCGACCTCACCGTCCTCATCGACCAGGGCCGCACCACCGAAGCCAAACTCGACGTCCTCCTCACCATCATCACCGCCCCCCAACCTGAGGACCCCACCGACCCCCCCCACTGACCCGTTGGGGGGAATACCCCCCCCACCACTCCCCCACCCCCAAGGGACCCCCCGCCCCCTACCCTCCCCCCGTGGACCCGCTCCCCCGCACCTGCTCCACACCCACCTGCCCCAACCCCGCCACCAACCGCGGACGCTGCGCCTACCACGCCTCCGAAGCCGAAGCCACCCGCAACACCGAACGCGACTGGCGCCACCGCTTCTACGCCTCCCGCGCCTGGGCCCGCACACGGCGCGCCCACCTCCTCGCCAACCCCTGGTGCACCTGGCGATCACCCGACGGCCGGCCCTGCCTCGAACCCGCCGTCGACGTCGACCACGAACCCGAGCTCGTCGACCACGACCCCGACCCGCTCGACCCGCACCGCCTCAAGGGCTACTGCCACGCACACCACTCGGCGAAGACAGCCGAACGTCACGGCTTCGGTGGCACGGGCCGCACCGACTGAGGGCGACGACCAGGACCTCGACGAGGGGATCCGCGGACCACCGGCGAGGGCTCGCTAGCGTGCTCAGACGTTGCGGGCCGCGCGGAAAAGCGTGCGGGGGGGGAAGGGGTGTCGTGATCGCTCACCCTGAAGTGCAAATGACCGCCGGGGAGTCGAGCGCACACGCCCGAGGAACTCCTAGGGGGAGTGCTCATCACGACGAGAGCCACCCTGGTCGGCCATGCTGGGCGCCATGCCCGCCGGCGACACGCCCGCTGACCAGACCGAAGGGCTGTGGATCACGTCGGATCCACGCGACGACGGCAGCTACACCGTGACCGTCTCGCTGCAGGGCGATCGCACGTGGGCGTTCACCCCGTTCAAGCTGCGCCGGTACGCGGCGGGCGCTCTGCGGACCGCGGCTGAGGCCGACTACGAGCAGGCCGTCATCGACCAGCTCCGAGCGGGCGACGTGGATCTTCGAGTGGTGCTCGAAACCGTGGCCGCCCTCCGCCATTTCCGCCCGGCGAATGATGCCGCCCGGGACTGCCCGCTGCACTACGAGCCGGGCGTCAACCCGGCGGGCAAGGCGTTCGTCAAGATCATGGTGGACGATCAGCAGGTGGGCCAGGTCGACCCGGCGGAGCTGCGCCGCCACGCCATGGTCGCCTACGAGGCCGAGGTGGTCGCCGAGCTCGACGCCGCCTACCGCAAGGTCCTCGTGCGGGTGGTCGGCGTGACGGATGAGGAGGCGATCGGCGCGGTGACCGATCTGGGAGACCACCGGCCGTGACGGCGGCGGAAGGGGCGCGGCGAGATGGTGGACGGTAGCGAGGTGCTGGCGTGGCAGGTGGCGCCGTTCGTCGCGGAGCTGGTGCTGGTCCTGGCGATCGGAGTGGGCATCGTGGGGTGGCGACGTCGGCACGTGGGCATGTCGGGACGTGGGGACATGGCGACATTGGCGGACCTCCCGCCGGCGCCGCGCAATGTGCGTCTCGTGGACGGCCTGGGCGTGGTGCATCCGGTCGAGCTCGCCTACCGGGGCCAGCGTGACGGCATCGACCGCTGGGTGGCGACGGCGTTGGTGCCGTTGGATCTGGCCGGCGGGTTCACGCTCATGGCGGATGAGGTGCCGGGCCGGTGCTTCATCGAGGTCGCCGGCCGCCGGCCCGGGCCGGGTGGCTGAGATGGACGACCCCCGCCTCCCCTCTCTCGACGATGTCCGCATCGAGACGTTCTGCCCGTGGTGCGGCAAGCGCAACGACATGCACCACAACATGGACGCGCCCGGCGTGCCGAAACCCGACGACGTCAGCCTCTGTTGGGGCTGTCACCGGCCCTCTGTGTATGGCCACCTTGGGGGACTCCGTAGGCCCACCGAGGATGAACAGCGAGAGATCGACGCTGACCCGAACGTGCAACGCGCCCTGCGGACGATGGCGGCCGCCGTCGACCCAGCCGATGCCGTGAACCGGACTCGCCGAGGATCCAGCCCATGACGTCGCCACGTCGGGACGTGAGCACGTCGGGACATCACCACGTGGCGACGTGGGCGCCGCGATGATGGCGGCCATGGGCATCGACCTCCCGTCACACCCCCTGCCTCCGGTTCCCCCGACCCCGCATCCTCCGCCTCCGCCGCCTCCTCCACCGTTGCCGCCGCGCCCGGGCGGCGAGGTCTGGGTCTACGTGCGGGTGCGGGACGAAATCGACACCGGGCCGGGTGAGCCGTGGTGTCGGCGGTGGCGGCCGGGCACCCCGAACCCGGTGCCCGGCGAGCGGGTGGCGGTGACCGCCGAGCGCTACGGCCGGGCGGACGAGGTGCGCCTCGAGCTCGACGGTTCGGTCACCGTGCTGCTGCGCCCGTTCGTGGTGGATCCGCTGAACGGGTGGGCGGAGCGGCGCACCGTGGTCGACGTCTGGTACCGGACCGAGGAGGGCCATGACCTGCGCGACGCCCTGACGGCGGCCGGCTGGGTGCGGGCCAAGGCCTGGCATCTGGCCCGGGCGCATCTGGTCGAGGCCCCGCCGGCGCCGGTGGAGCGGCCGGCGGAGGCGAGCGACGGCATCGGTATCGGCTGGCTCGGCGGGCCATCGGGACGTGCCGATGTGGCGACGTCGGCACGTGCCGACGTGGGGACGTCGTGACCGAGTTCATCGTCACCTTCGGCTTCGGCGACGAGGACCGCCGCTATCGCTACGCCGTCGTCGAGGCCGACTCCGAGGTCGAAGCCACGGCCCGGGCCCGGGCCATCTACGGCGAGCGGTTCGCCATGGTCTACGAGAGCCGGGAGGCCGCCGGCGTGACCCGATGGGATCTGACTCCGCTCGAGGATCCGCCGGCCGCCGGCGAGGCCACGTCGGCACGTGGGGACGTGGGGAGGTGAGGACCCCGGTGTCGGTCACCGTGCATCCCTCCGGCGCGGTTGAGGTGAACGGGGTCCTCGTGGCCGAGGTCCACCTGGGCCGGCTGGGCGAAGCCGACGTCGTGGCCAGCCGGGATGCCCTGACCGACGAGCTTGCCCTGCACCGCATCGCCCTGGTGATCCATGAGCGCATGTCCGAGGTCCTCGCCCACCTCGAGCGGGGCGCCGGCCAGGCGTCTCCGCCGGCGACACCGACGCGCAAACGGGCCGGCGATCCGGGCGGTAAGGCGGCGCCGACGACGTACTCGGAGCGGGCCCGGTTCGGTGAGGCGATGGTGGCCGGCCTGCTCGGCGAGGTCGGCGAACTCACCGGCGACCAGTTCTACCGGGAGGGCCACTGGGCGGGCACGACACTGCGAGTCGTCGCCGGGCATCTGGCCCGAGCGGCGGACGAGGCCGGGCTCCTGCGGCCCGGTGCCACGATCCCGACATGAGCACGTCGCCACGTCCTCACGTCCTCACGTGGCCACGTCGGGACATGGCGACGTGAGCAAAGGCGACCGCCGCCAGCCCCACGGGCGCCTCGCCGAACTGGCCGGCGTAACCGGGCCGACCGTCTACAAGTGGTGCCAGGACGGTCTCCTCCCGGACCAGGCGGCGAAGGTCGGCTCCGGCAACCACCGGATCTACACGGAGCGGGACCTGGCGGTGGGCGAGGCGCTGGCCGTCGTCACCCGGGCCCTCGACAGTTGGGAGCGGCGCAACTCCCGGCGCCTGATCGGCGAGGCCGTGCGCGAGGCCGTCCTCGCCGGCCAGCGCAGCGTGCAGGTGCCGCTCACCCCGGGATTCAGCGTCGTCGTCCAGTGGTGACCTGAGCCGACCGACCCATTCCCACCCCGCTTCAGGCAAGGTACCTTGGTGCGTGGATGAGCCATGGATCGCACCGAGCGCAATTCGTCACGGCATCAGCGTCGAGGACATCCTCCACGCCTGGCGCCTCGCCGACTTCTGGGCCGCCGAGCCCGACGACGAGGGGCTCGTGATGGTCGTCGCCCCGACCCGCACGGGCGCGCTCCTCGAGCTCGGGATCATCGACACCGCCGACGGGCCGGTCATCGTCCACGCCCTGCCCGCCCGCCCGAACCATCTGAGGTGACCACCATGCCCCGAACCCTGGAGGAAGTCCTCCGCCACGCCGACGAGCTCGCCGACCGCTTCGAGGCCCTCGACCCGGCGACGCTCAACTTCGTCGACGCCTCCGCCCTGCGCTCCGCCCTCATCGACCGGGCTACTGCCGAGCGGGCCGTGCTCGACGCCATCCGCACCGTGCGGGCCGCCGGCCTGCCCTGGGGTGCCATCGGCGCCATGCTCGGCACCTCCGGCGAGGCCGCCCGGCAACGCTACGGCCACCACGTCCCCACGTCCCCACGTGCCGATGTCCCCACGTCGCCACGTCCCGACGTCGTCGAGGAGGCCCACCGGTGACCGGCGCCGAGGTGACGCCGGCGACCATGCGGGCCCTGGCCGGCCAGGCCGCCGAGCTCGCCGAGGCCGTGGCCACCGCGGCGGCCACGATGCGGGCCGCCGCCGACGCCCCGACGCGACTGGCCACGTTCCGCCTCGACGACCTCATCGGCGAGCTCCGTCGGGCCGGCTACGGCCTCGAGGACACCGCCAAGGACCTCGCCCGGATCCGGGGCCGCTCCGAGTGTCCCGCCGACTGGGGAGTCTGCCCCGACCACGGCGCCACCCTGGCCAGCCTCGGCGGCCGTTCGGCCTGCACCGTGCGGGGATGCGCCCGCGCATGGGACTACGACCGAGCCGGCCTGCCCTGTTCCGAGCCCGTCGCCTTCGAGGTCCACCACGACGGCGAGGCCGGCGTGATGCGCATGTGCGCCGGCCACGCCCGCGACGCCGAGGCCCGCCTCATCGGCGCCACCCGACTCGTCCCCATCCAAGGAACCCGATGACCTCGCCCCCGGACTACCCGCGCTTCTGCGCCCACGCCGACCAGCACGGGAAGGGATCGCACTGGCTGGCCGCCGGCGAGGTCTGCCCCGCCACCGTCGACGAGAGCCACAACGGCGCCCTCGTCCCGGCCGGCCACTACGACCGGGTCCTGAGCGTCCTCGACATCGAAGATGCCAGCGCCCTCGTCCGCCTCGTCGTCGCCCTGGCCGACGAGCTCGAGGTCTACGACCCCGACGCCGGCGACTTCGACCCGGACCGTCCGATGCACCGGGACCTCCCCGGCGGCGCCGGCCTCGTGCCCCTCAACCTCGACGAGACCGACCTCGCCACCCTGCGCGAGGTCCTGTCCTGCGTCGCCGACGACCTCGGCGCCAACGAGCCGGAGCCCACCACCCCCTGACCTGTCGCGGTGTGACATCCGGGCGAAAGCGATTCGGGGGAATGTCACCATGTCGTCACGTCCCCATGTGGCCACGTGGCGACGTGCCCATGTCCCGACGTGGCCACGTCGGCCCGTAGGCTCCGGGGCCATGCCCGCCCCGCCCCGTCGGCCCGACCCGGTCGCGCTCGCGGCCATGGTCCTCATCGCCGTCGTCCTCGTCTGGCTCCTCACCTCCAACCGGCCATGAGCGACGAACCCAAGCTCGTCGCCTACACCCACCGCCACGGCTACGCCCGGCGATCCTGGGCGTTGTCCTGCTCACTGTGCGGCCCGCTCGTCGCCCGGCGCCGTAGCGTCGAGGACGTGGTCCCGATCGCCCGGGCCCACGTGCGCCACCACCACGACGGCCGCGGCCGGTTCGTGAACGCCGACGCCGCCCTGCCGACGAGCACCCGGAGGTCCTGACATGGCCCGACGCAACGGCCGGCCGCCGCTGTCGGCGGAGATCATCGAGCTGCGCGGCAACCCCTCCAAGATGTCCCGGGCCCAGATCGACGCCCGCCGCGAGTCGACCCCCCAGCCCCAGCTCGTCCGGGCCGCCACGCCGCCGGCCGACCTGTCGCCCTACGCCCGGGAGTGCTGGGAGCTCCACGCCCCCGAACTCGACGCCCTCGGCCTGCTGTCGGTCCTGGACCGGGGCGCGTTCCGGCTCATGTGCGAGTGCTACTCCCTGGCGCGGGAAGCCCTCGACGAGATGCGGCCCCGCAAGGCCGACGGCACCCCCGACGGCCGCCGGCGGCGCCACGAGATCATCGTCGACGACCCCGCCCATAGCGGCCGCAAACGCCACCCGGCGCTCCTCGTGTTCGACACCTACCAGCGGGCCTATGAGAAGTGGGTGCATGAGTTCGGGCTCACCCCCCAGGCCCGCGTCGGGATCCGTCCCGCGGCGGGCGGCCGCCCCGTGCCCGGCGACGAGGGCGACGGCGGCGACCATGGCGACACCGCGTTCTTCGGAGCCTGACCCCACCGCGGCCCGGCGCGCCCGGGTGCGCGCCGACCTGGCCGCCCTGCCCGGCCTCGAAGCCCTCCTCGTCGAGATGGCCCTCTACGACGACCTCGACGCCGAGCTCGACGCCTGCGTCCCGCCCACGTTCGCCACCCCCGCCCCGAACCGGGAGACCCGCCGCCGGCTCGGGCTCACGTTCTCCCCGGCCGAGGTCGGCCGGTTCCTCGAGTTCGCCGGCCGGTTGCGCCACGTGAAGG